ATAACACCTAGTATGATTGCCATTAAGTCTGTTGCTTTTTTAGCTTCAGCAATAGTAGCAGTGTTTGATGTATTTTGTGATTCACTGTTTTGTGTATAGCCAGCATATGCATTAGTACTTGCAGCTGTCGCCAAGCCGTTTGCGCCACTATCAATTGAACCCTTAGCAGTTGTTAATCCTGAATCCGCCCATGACGTATCTGGGTTAACAACTGCTGGTAAGCCTGTGTCATTATCTGCATCAATAGCATCTACAACAATTTGTACAAGAGCTTCTACTGCTGCTCCTTCTGCTATATCTGCATCTGTTCCTGAAGTAACTTGTACTTCGGTATTACCAAATGAGCGTGTAATTGCAGTACCTTCAACAATATCACCAATAATTTCTACTAGTCTTTCGTATGCTGCAACTGTTTGATTTTTATGTATGTCTGATGTTTGAGCAAAGTCTTCGTAGAAGAAGAACTCTGTTGCTTCTACAGTAGCAAAGTTACCACCGTAACACATATCATGTGCAACTGCGTTTGCTATGAATAATACGTCACGTGTACATTTTGCAACTGGGTGTTTTGAGTTTGGATACTCTTGTGCTACCCATGCATTAATTTCTGCTGCTAAGAAGTCGTAGTTTGCTTGAATCTTATCTTTAGCGGCTAGTTGACTTGCTGTACGTCCACTTGTTGGATTTGTAAATGTAATACCTTTTAAGAAATTAATTTGCTTTTGCTGTGTTGTTGAATAGTATTCAACTCTTGTGTTGTTATTAACTGATATTGCTCTTAAATTATCATAGAACGTATCAATTGCTGCAATTGCTGCTGGATCGTTACCTCCAGAAAGTGCTACTAGTTGCTTTGCTTGTGTTTCTGTTTCATTAATTGCACCAACAACTCTAGCCCACGGTGCTGTAACATTTCCGTCTGCTGAACTAACTGTTGCTGAACTGTCTTCTGGATATTCAGAACTGTTAGACTCTGCTAGTCCTAAGAATGTAGCATGGTAGTTTGTGCCTAGTGTCATGTCGTATCCAACACCTTCTAGGATATATTCTAAATCTCTTGTACAACGTGCTTGCGGAGCATATGCTTGTCCTAGTATAACATCGTCAATTACACCTTTCAAGTGCTTGTATGCTAAAACTGTTTGATCTGTTACTGCTAATGTTTGATCACTTTTTCCAAATCCATCGTAAAAGAAGAAACGTGCCGCATCATGTGTAGCACTGTTGCCGCCGTATAAAATATCATATGCAACTGCTTGTACAGCAAACAATACATCTCTTTCACACTTTGCTTCAATTTGTCCTGTGTGCGACGAATAATAGTTATTAATGAAAACGTTTACTTCTTCTGTTAAGAAGTCTAAGTTAGCAAGTATTGCATCTTTAGCTGCAATCTGTCCTGCTGTTGCGCCACTAGTTGGGTTAGTGTATGTAATACCTTTTAAGAAGTTTATTTGTTCTGTTTGTGTTGCTGAACTATAGTCTACTTTTGTACCTGCATCAACACATATTGCTTCTATTTTATCAAAGTAAACATCAACTGCTGCATCGCCAACAGTGTTAACATCGTCAAGTCCTTTTACTTCTGTTCTTGTGTTAGTTATTGCAGTAGTAACTTCTACTGGAAGTGTGTTATCATCTTGATACTCATTTGAGTTTGCTTCTGCTAAACCTTGGAATACTGCGTTATAATTTGTTCCTAGTGTAATGTCAAATGCTGCACCGTCAAGGAAGTAACCAACATCTCTATGACATTTAACTGCTTCGTTTTGTATAACAGACTTTGCAATAAGATCAAATCTATTTTCATTCAAATACTTTGTAGCAGTTGGAAACTGGTTGTAATCACTTGCTTCTTGTGCTGGCGGCTTGCCACCTAGTGCATGATCTTCTAACTGCTCACCTGCTTGGTTACCAAACGGAAGTGGGTTAACTCTAATAATAGACTGTGTACGTCTTACAACACGGAATTGATCGCCTTGGCCTGTGTCGCTTGTTTCCCAATAGTAACCATCAAACTTATCAAAAATACCGTACTTGTTTACACCTGGGTTACGTACTTGCGGACGTTGTTCAGTTCCTAATACTTCACCTTGGTAGCTTGAACTTTTAATACCAAATGTAGCAGCGGAAACACGTCCTGGCTGATAACGGAAAAAACGTTTAGAAGTTAGGATAGCAGTTTCATCTGGTGGAGCAGTAACCATTGCACCTGATTCCTCAGGTAAGTGTTTAATACCCCAACCTAACGTTCCGCCTATACCTGTATATTGCGGAAGTGTAGGTGAAAGCTCACTATACTCTGCTGGCTCTGTGGACCATTCTGTTGGGTTAACATCGTATGTGTTAACGTCAGCAAATATACCTAGTGCAACTTCTGACCTTGGTATACCAAGTAATGATAGTGCAACTTCTGATTGTATTTTATTTTGTTCTACAACAGGAATAGCTGTTTGGTCTGTTGCAACAACAACTGGAATACTCTTAGCAGCAGGTTGTGCTCCTGGAGTAACTGGTGTTGTTCGACCTACGTTTACTACTGATGCGTTATTGTTTATATTGTTCAAGCTAGACATTAGTTAATTTTCCCTTTGACGACTACAAAATTATTTTGTATTAGTACTGTTCCGGTAGCACCTTCTGCAACTTCTACGATATCACCAAAAGTGTTACCAAAGTCAATACTTATAGTCTTGTTAATAGTATTTATTGCAGTTATCTCACCGTCCTGTGTAGCATTGGGCGGTGTTGTTCCGTGATTGTTCAGTCTAATAATTGTACCTACCGAAAGTCCAGATATATCATTTAATGTTACTATAAATGGTCCTCCTGGCTGTTGTGTTCCTTCGCCTATAATGTCGGCTGTGCCATTATAAACGTACTCTGTTGTAACAACTCTATAAACTAGTCCTTGTGAATTTGGATTTGCAGTTTGTAGTGTGCTAAAATTAGCTCTACCAAGTAAATCGTTTACTTTAGCTTGTGCCAATCTAAATTTAAAATTACCAACAGCTAAGTCTGCGTCCGACTGTATAAACTCACCATACGGATTACCTACAATATCATTTGAATAATCTGTTGATAATTCTTCAACATTATTAGTTTTTATTAGTTCATTAATGAACAATGTAAGTCTTCCTTGGTTTGCTGTAAAATCAAAAAACTGTCCGTTTTCTTGATACACATACTGTGTACTGTTATAATCTACATTTTGTTCTATCTGTATATTTACTTGATCATACTCTGAATTTAATACATCTGGATTTTGTATAAACTCACTAGCAGCACCTAATATAATATTTGGTGTAAGAATAATTTTACTTGCACCATATGCAAAAATACCACTACCACAGTTATCAACTACGTTAGGACTAACTATTCCTTTTGATACTGCACCAATACTTACTGCACCTGGAAAACTTCTAAAAGTATTGTGTGCAATTTTAACATTTCGAGTCTCATCAAAATATACTGGTCCGTATTCTTCATGTACATATGATAATGTACCGTTTGTTATTTCACAGTTTAAAACTGTAAGGTCTTCAGTAATAGAGCTATCATATGAATAAATTCCGCCGCCAATAACATTTTCAATTTCAAGATTTTCAAATAATATATCTTTACCGTATATGTGTATAGCATAGTTTAAATAATTGTTTACAATGTCTGATGCAAGGAATTGATTTACAAAGTTTCCGTCTAGTCTAAGATTCTTTATACTTACGTTTTTAAAGGTAGTGTAATTGTCTTCGTCTAGTACTAACATTGAATTACTTGCTGTAAATCTATTCATTGACCAAGGAGTCTTAATTAATTGTGTTTGGTCTCCTTGTCCGTAAAATGTAAAGTCTGTAGGTATAATTAGTTGCTTAATATAATAAGTTCTATTTTCTAATTCAACACTATTTCTGTTTTGAGCTTTTGCTTGTGTTATCTGAGTTTGTACATTAACTGTATCATCAATAACTATTGTGGAAGTAGCTGAACTTGATACAAAACTATCGTCTAATACAATTTGATTATCGTCAAGGTTAATACTTGTAATGCGTGAATCATGCCAACCAAATACTGGATTTGCTGGAGGAGTTAATGGAAGGTGTACTATTCCACTAGTATCTGTAAACGCATTTGTAAAGTCTTTTCCTGCCCAATCTACTCTGTCAAAATCATAATAGTCAGTCCATTGTATATTACTTAAACTTGCTTGTAATTCTTTAGGACCTAATACATAAACTATTTTATGTTGTACCTCAGCAGCAACCTTTCTATATACTATAATTGCATGGTTAGCACTTTGTCTTGACACTGTTAATTGAATGTTATTGTTGTTATTAAAATTAAGTAATGCTGCGCTAGGAACTTCAACAATAGCACTTATTGTTGCTTCACTAATTTTACCATTGTCCATGTCCATCTGCGCTATACGATAATCAAACACAACTTCGTCACCACTTGCTGGATCACCAAAACCTACGGATTGTACAGATAGTGATAAATTATTTGTTAACTGATCTAATGGTATGCTTGGTTGGTCGTTCTCGTCAAGTTCACTAGGACTTGCGTTAAACAATCTTACATATTGATTTGCTTTAAAATAAGACATGTCGTTAGCGTTAATGGTAACAACGTTAGTTAATGTATCTGCTAGTGTACTAGTATTAACTATTGCACTAGTATCAAATGTTTGGTCAACATCAATTGATCCACTAACAAGTAGGTTACCTCTAATGCTTACGCCACCATCTACACTTAAAGCACCGCTGTCAAAGTCAAGTGCTGTTTGCGTACTGTTAATTTTAACATCAACGCCTTGAGCAATATCAAGTAGCGTATTACTTAATGTAGCACTTTGTTGTCCACCTGTGAAAAACTTAAATGTATCTTCGTCACTACCTGCAGATTCTTCTGTTGTAATATATGTATCTTGGTCAGCGTCTTTAACGCCACCTAAGCTACCCCAGTATGTTCCGTCAAATCCTTCAAATGCACTTGTGTCTGTGTTAAACCTAATACCACCTTGTGGTATTGTTCCACGTTGACTTACGTCACCTACTGGAATTACAAGTGCATTGTTGCCTTGTATTGTAAGATAGCCAGTTCCTTTTGGATTAATAGTAACATTTGTATTATCTGATACTGACGATATTGTTGTACCAGTAAAGTTTATCGAAGCAATCTGATTTAGCTCACTAAATGCAAATGTACCATCACCGTTAGTTGTTAGGTAATCGCCATCGTTGCCGTCAGCAATGCCTAAGCCCAATAGTGTAGTTGGTATAATTGGCTTGTCTGTTAAGTCGTCATAACTTACTGCGCCGCCCTCTGGAAGATCTAAATATTCAAAATCACCGTTAGTATCTACTGTAAGGTATTGTCCTGCTGTTGGTGTTTGTGAGTTGTCTTTGAGTTTGGCAGGAGTAAGAAAGTCATCTTGTATTTGGCCTAATCCGATAGTACCAAGAAGTTGTAAGAAGTTAGATGCGCCGCCAGTGCCGCCACTACCTCCTGTCATTGTTATAAACTGTAAGTTGCCGTTTCCGTCAGTTGCTAATACTTGTCCCGAAGTTCCTTCAACAACGTCTAGTTCATTAACAGTAATTGTATTATTGTTAATTGTTGCATTGCCAGCAGTTCCACTTAGTGCGCCACCTAGTACAGGATCTTGTGCAGGTATGTTTTGGAAACTAATTATTCCAGAACCATTAGTTGTAAGTACTTGTCCAACTGCACCGTCTAACACACCTAGTTCTAAAATGCTACTTGGTATTACAGGTTTGTTTAATAAATCATCATATTCACCTGTAAATTCAACACCTTGAATTACTATTTTTTGTGCTTCTACTGTGCCAATTACACTAATATTTAATGCATTAACAATGTTACTGCCAGTTAATAAAAGATTATCACCCTCGGGTAATTCACGAAATTGGTTTCCGTTTGTGGTATCTACTATAATTGGATATCTATTTGCCATTCGAATTAATCCTGTTTTTTATATTTATCGGAAACTGAACCTTTAGGGTTTCCATTAATCTTTACTTGCAAACGAGGACCTCGATTTGCAATTACTGTCGTCCTCTTTCCTTGTTCGTGTACAAAACTTTTGCCTTGTTTTTTTAGTTTTTCTGACATTAGACTCTTCCTACGACTACTTCAACAATGCCGTGTTCGGCACTGTCTTTGGTGCTAACTGCTTTACCTAATACTCTACCTACGCCTGGATTATTATCTACCATAGCATAACCTGGTATTGCACTAGTTACTAGCATATCACCTTTTTCTACTTTACCAATTACTTTACAAGGAACTCTACCTTGTAATGCAACTGCAACTACATGGTCACCTTCTAATGCACTATTCATTAAGTGTGCTGGATTAGTTGATACAATGCCTGCAACTCTATGATCGCCTTTAGAATTAGTAACAGTAACTTCATGTTCACCGCCAAATACTAATACTGTGCCTGGCTCATGAGCCGCATCGCCTAAGTAATTTTCTGCCAAGTCAGCATACTGAGCTTGTGTTGCTGTACCATGGAATGTAGTAGCATACATTGCTTCGAACTTTTTAGTTGCAGTACCAACAGTGTTTGTTCCATCTGAACCTCTGTTAAGATAGTTGTTTGCAATTACATTGCCACCTACAAGTGCATCACCTTCATTCCACATGTCACCTGTTTCGTAATCATGTATTATTTTGTATGAAGTAAGCGTACCCGAACCGTTGCCGCCTGTGCTTATAACTCTAACTAAGTCGCCTGACTCAACATTTGCTGTCGGAATACCAACTTTTACATTCCAGTTAGTACTACCTTTAGCGTTAACATAATATAATTGATCTACTGCACCACTGTTATCGGTTACGGTAGTGCCATCGCCTGTTTGTAAACTATTAGTTATAACAACGTCATCAATATAAAGTGTTTTATATGTTAAAGACGGAGCGCCTAAATCGTAAGCACTAGTTGTGTCTGGCGTCATGCCAGTAACATTAAAGGTAAACGGAATCTTTATAGTATCGTTATCACCGTCAGCAACAACAAAAGCAATGCCGCCTGTGGTACTTTGACCTGAACCGTATCCAAGTGATATACCTGTACTTGCTAATCCTTTTTCTCTTGGTGATTCGATAAACGAAGCATACATCCAGTCAGCTGCTACATATGGGCTAGTTGATGCTGTAACCGAAGCAACTTGTAATATGCTTCGAGTAAAACTATCAGCTACCTGTACTTTACCAGTTCCTGTAGTTGTTGCGTCTGCTACAAAAGTATCGCCAACTTTCCATGCAGCGTTGTTAGCTCTTTCATCAGCTGTTGCAACACAATCATTCCAAGTAGTAGTACCTGTATCAGTAATTTCATACCTAGTACCTACTACTAATGCTGTAACTGCAATGACAACTGGATCTCCCATTCTACCAATGTTTACGTTACCTGGTATTTTAACATCAGGTCCAAATCCATCGTCTGACATGCCGCCAGCTGCTGTTAATATAACACCGTCTTGTATGTTAGTAAGTTTTAACCCGTCAGCTGTAGTTGTTGTAAGCACTGTTGGTGTAGTACCAGTTCCAATTTTATAAGAGTCTGCTGTTATGCCGTTATTTACATCAGTTTTTACTAATGAATTCTTAGCACCCTGTGTTGTAAACGGAACAATCTTATAAGATTCAGAACCGTTTCTTTGGAAAATACCTTGGGTAGTATAATCAGCTGGCGATGCTACATCACCATTAACGTCAACAGAGTTAAAGTCTGTGTGTAGTAAACCGCCACCTTCGTTAACTACTGTATTAAATGTTACTTCTGCTACATTAGCTGTACTAGCTGAAGAATTACCTAGTACAGTATCAATACCAATTTTCTTAATTTTATCTAAAGTAATACCGTTGTCTTTTAATTCTACATAACCTCTAGTTACTTTAAAGTGTGCTATATCAAATGCTGACAATCCTAATGTTGCTTGGTTATTTTGTCTTGATTCAGAATTAACTGGAGTTGGTGTAACAGACAAAGTTCGTTTTACTTTACCCGATCCAGCAACACCATGTTCGTCTGCTGTAAATACTGAACCAATTGTATAAGTGACGCTAGTTGTGCCTGCTATGATGTTCCAGTTTGCATTAGTAGTGCTTCCTAAATCAGTAATTATGTACTCATAACCTTCTACTACGTCAATAGCATTTTCTTCTGTTATACTTGTAAGTACAGTTGCGTAGTTATTTGCTTCTTGTAAGTATAATTTAGACTGTTGAATATCAGCTGCTGCATTAACATCAGCATCTATTATTACTTCTGGATTAATTTGCATATCAAAGTATGCTGTTGGAACATCTAATACTGTGTTAGTATCATCATCGTCATTTTCTAATCTACGGGTTGTTAGTGTAATATCACTTACTGGTAAGCCAGCAGCAAATGGTTCCTGTGAAATATTAATTATTTCAGGATATGGACCTGCTACAACAAAACTATTTCTACTAACACCTGTACTAATACCTGTTACATTGCCGTTTACATCAAGTGTTGCATCGCCATCATATATTAATGTTGGTGCTTCACCTGGCTTAACTTCGTCATAAAGATCTGGACCAGTTTCATAAGTTACTACTAGAACATTGCCTATTGAAATATCTAACTTAGAATAGTTGCCTACAATTTTACCAAAGTTTTGAGATCCAGTGCTGTCTGTTAAATATTCACCAATTGCAAATGATGCATTAGCACCAACTTCACCTACTTCAGCTGAGATATAAACTATTTTAGTATTTGTAAATCCTAAGAACTCATTTCCAGATGCTCCAGTATTTTGCACATCTCTAAGTCCTGTTGCTGTTGCATATTCTTGAGTTTGTAAATCAACGTAGTCTCTGTTAACTGCTGTAGTTCCAGGAGTACTGTTAATGTCAACTGGTGCAATGTTTTCAATGGTGTTACCATTCATTTTCAAATTGCCCAACATAGGAACAGCACCATTTTGTGTTAGTACTGATGGTCCTAATGGATTTGGAACTGTGTTACCTGCTTGGTCATAACCCAAACGTCTATTTACATAACCTCGTACTGCTGATTCAACTGGAACAGTGTCGTCAGCATTATCACTCATAGCACTATCTGTACTAAATTCTGTTACAACAACACCACGTTTAAATCCAATACCATCAACATCTGACAATGCAATACTTGCCGCAAATGTAACTGTACCTGTACCTTGGTCAACTGTAAAGAATCTACCTACACGGAAGAAACCGTCTTGGTCTGTACTTACATAAAACACTCTACCTTTGTTACGTTCTTGTACTTCATTTTCCTGCAATGGTTGTGCTGCTGGGAAACCTAAAATAACATTTGGATAGTTACTACTGTTAAATGATCCTGTACCAATATCAAGGAAGTCATGTGATGTAGCTCTACATGTTGAAATATCAATTGTAATAGTTCCCGCTGATCCATCTTGTAGACCTGCACGTAATGTAATAGTTCCTGAGAATGTTTGTGTTAATGGTCTTACAAGACCTACTGCTTGACTTGTAATATTGGTTTCTCTATTGCGCTGTACACTGCGTGGTATTATAGGATCACCATTTTGGTCTAGCATCTGTGTCCAAGAACCTGTTGCTGGATCTGGGTCTGCTGCTCCACCTTCCCAAACTTCTAAGAAGCCAGTGGTGTTAAAGTCAACGCCACTCCACTCATAAAGTTTAATCTCTTGTGCTTTATCACCTGCAATTTTAACCTGTCCCCAAGCAGTCTTATTGTTACTTTGACGTATTCTTGCTTCTGAAATGCCGCCTGCATAATCTACTACTCTTGGGAATGTAGTTGTTAAAGGAACATCAGATCCATTTACGTTAATCTCATCAAAGTTTAATTCTACTTCGGTAATTTCTTTTAGATCAACTAATGCAAATAAATGATTCTCGTCATATATTTTTCTTTTATCATTGAATGCAGTTCCTTGATCGTTTTCAACTATTTCTCTATAGTTGTACACATAATGCTTCTTACCATTCCACATTATAATTTTTGGAAGTTCACCAGTAAAATCGAATGTTCTAAATCCGTCAGTTAATCCACCTGGTCTAAAGTTTCCGTCGGTTAAGAAGTTATTATTAATTCTCCATATATCTCTAATTTCACTTAATTTGTTAACAGCAATTGTAGTATCACCAGTTGTGTTACCAATAGTTGTGCCTGCACCAATCGGTACGGCTAACTGCGCTGCATCAAAGTCTGCTGCTGTAAGGTTAATTCTTTCTTTTGCTACGTTTAATCTTACAAAGTCGTAACTTGCATCAAAGCCAACTAATGACTCGTCTATGTCTAACTGGTTACCGACTGGGTCATTAGAGCCAAAGCTAATTGATCTATATGTATATTCTAAATCTTCGTTAAAGTTAATTGCTGTACTTGGTCGTATAGTTAAGTCACCAGTACTTTCAATCTCACCAAATGTATGTGTATTATTTTGTCTAATGTTTATAGGTTGACCATTTGGAATATCTTGTAATATACCGTCATTGTCAAATGTATCATTTGCTGTACTAAAGTTAGCCTTATAAACTTGTCCGCTGCGTAATGGTGTATAATCAGCAATTACATTAATAGTACCTGTAATACTTAAAGTTCTAATACTACCTGTATCAATATTGTCATTTAAGTTATCATCTGCAAATCGTTGCTGATTGATCGATGTAACTGTAACTGTTGCATCGTGTGTGCCGTCGCTGCCACCTAGTTTCGATCCTTTGATTACCATAGTATCGCCAACTTTATAGTGTTCGCCATCCTCAGAAGCAAATATGCCTACTTTATAAATTCCGCCTTGTTCTCTAGCTTTAGTAATAGTTACTTTTGCTTGGGTAACAGCAGTCAGTGGATCTGTTTCTCCATCAGCAGTGTTACGAGTTACATAAGAAGCAGAGCCCGTTGCAGTTGGTGAACCAGCTGTGCCTAAGTCTGAAAAGTCAATAGCATAACCATCAACAGTAAGTCCGTCAACAATTTCAACACTTGCTAATTCATATCGTGCAATCCTACCTAGCGGTGTGCCACCATCTGCGTGATAGTATTCAAGTTCGCCTTTGTTAGTAGGTACATGTTCGTTATCATAAAAGAATATTGATAATTTTTCTTCTATGTTTTCATAACCTGAAGTATCAAGTATATCAATTTCGATGCCTGTTTGTGTTGCACCATTTAAAATAATATCTTCGGCAACAGCAAATGTTCCTGTAACATCTTTTAAGAATAACTGATTACCTTCTGTAGGGAATATTGCTGTACCAGAACCTGTATTGTTTGTACATGTTATTGTGTCTCCTGATGCTACTACTAAATTATCAGTTAGTGTTATAACAACGGATGCGGAGAATGTAAGTGCGCCTTGCACCATGTCATTAACCATGTTAACATCATCAGGTACTTCGTTTGGATCTGAACCTTCTGCAACTAAACCATATGTACCATTTGCGTTTGATCCTGATACTGAACGTATTTGGCCACCATTACCTGCATAGTATGCAGTATGACAATAGTATGTAAACATACTAACCATTTCTGATAAGCCACCGTTGATAGTAACAAGACCGTAACCCATATCGTTAACTTGTGTAAAGTCATTACCTAACTGTGATCTGTTACCAGCAGTTTGTAGTGTAACAGCATATCCATTTGGATACAATACAGTATTAGTTGGATCTGGCTCAAATCCTAAGAACTCACTAAAATTATTTGGATTAATTTTACCTGAACGTACATCTAGTACAAGTGTAGCAGTTGCAGGGCCGTTAATACCACCACGGTCATATTCAATAATATCATTAACTTGATATCTAATACCGTCAATATAAAACGGACATGGTGTTTGTGGCTTTCTAATATAAAGTCCTGAGTCTTTATCACCTTCAATTCTTAATCTAAAGTTACTTTCTTTTTGTGTTACTCTTACCGGAGTGTTAGCACAGAACGCATCAACAAACATACCACCTCTAAATGCTTGCCTGTTTAGTGACTGTGAGAAACTTGAACCTGTTTGTATGTATGGAGATTTAGTAAGGATTTGTCCTTCTGGATCAAGCACACACATAAATCCACCATGACCTTGTACAGTCATGTTACGCAAAATTGTTGCATCGTTCATTAAGAATACATCAACATCAGTTGATAATTTTGCACAGTTATAATTAGTTTCGTCAGTAGTAACATTTGGTTCAATAGCAAAATCTATTAATGAGATTTGATTATCTAAAATACCAGAGTCGCCTGTTATGCCATCTTCAGCAATCAGCTGAGCATTTATGTATTGATCAGGATGACTTGCACCACGATATTGAGCTGCAAATGGATCATCCCACGCAACGTTAATGACCATGTCCTGCATCATCTGTTTCAAGTTAACTAATACGCCAGCTAATACTCCATCTTCGTCTGGACGTTCTTGTATTTCAAAATATATTTGAGCTTGTTGTGATAGTACATTGAGATTTTCGCCTTCACGTAAATCTTTAGTTACTGCATCTACAATATCTGCTACATAATTTCTATATCTACTTTTAGCTTCGTCGTTAACATTAAACTGCGGATTAAATACTCCGTTAAAGTCTACAAAGCCACCGTTTGCAATACGATATTCAATAAACGCAATAGTTTCTTCTTTAATAAACTCTTTATTCTTTTCAATTAGTGTAGCAGCATTTACATAATTGCCAGGGTTGACAAATGCAAGTTGCCCTTGTCTATCAACGTTCTTTGGCGATCCAGGCTTAACTAGATAGTGTCTACCAAAGAAGCCGTCAACTTCGCCTGTAAGCGGATTAGTATATGCTTCACCAGATACTGGCAAGTTTGCATCAGCTATTCCTGTAATGCTTGTAGTAGCTGAACCTGTTAGTCCGTCAAACTCTTTATCTCTATAGAAGTAAGTTCCTGCCCACGGCGATTGAGATGTTCTACGATTTGGTCTAATAATTACTCGTCTAAATTCGTCACCTACTAGTGATACGTTAGTTGGAACTCTGATTGGATAATCTTCGTAATACGTACCAGTTTCGATCTTAATAGTAACATTACGTTCGTTTACAATGTTACCATATTCAAGGTTTTCACCTATAATAAACTCTATCGGTTTTAATAATTCTAATTCAACTTTATCTTTATTACCGCCTGAACCTGGATTGTTAATTGTATCATTACCAGTAGCATACGATATAATTCTACCTAATGCTCCAGAAGTTTTACCTCTAATAATTTTACCTACTCTTAAATCTCTGTTTTGCGGATCACCAGCATCTACAAATCCACGTTCAGTTGTGCCGCTAACAGTATTTGAGAAGAACATAACATAGCGTTGGCCAGTTGCTGGTACATCACTAGCACTAAACACGCCGCCTGCAATAATAGCACGTTGTATTTGAAGTGTACCACCAGTACCTGCAATCGGTGAAGTAGATGTTAACGCTGCAACATCAGCCAATCCTGGTTGATCTGAATTAAAAGTAATAATTTCTTGATCGTAAATATTTTGATATCTTTCATTTGATGGTATTACACTGTTTATGATAACACTAGCAACAACTTGCGATGTGTACTGTAGTAAAGTTGCGTATACTTCTCTAACTAAACCTGCTTGTGATTTACTGTACTCATCTTGGAAATATTCAATTGCTGTTCTATTTGATAAGAAGTTAGCTGAGCCACTACTTAGATAATCTAATGTTGCTGCATTTATTCCATTGCGCAAATCTTCTTCAGCAATTTTTGTGTCAATAACACGACCGGTCCAGTTTACTGATATATCAGAAAGATTAGATGTTTCCTTAGTAACAATTTGATTCTGTGCCCATGCTAATGTTTCTGCTATAATAAAATCTAAGTTAGCATCAATAATTGTTTTGGTATTCAGTCTATTGCCGTCAGCACCAACACTGATGCCTCCGGATAGTACTCTTGATTTTTCAATCACTGGCGGAGCAGATGGATCAATAGTTCTAGAACTAATAATGTCCTGTAAGTATGGCCCTGGTTCAAATGATGATGCAATTTGTACCGCTTCAGCTTTTCTTGCTGCTGCACCTACAGTTCTATATGCATATGCTAATGAGCTACCTTCTTTACCTGGAGGCGCAACTCTTTGATCATCGTCACCTACAGTACTAACAAAAATGTTTGCACTTGATTCTTGTGACTGACTATCAACATATAATTTTGAAACTGCTTGTAAGTCATCATCGCCGTTTGGCGCACCTGCACCTGCAAGATCACCTGGATGGTCATGCAATACTAACGGACCTGTCATTCTATCGCCTTGGCGTCTAACAATACTTTCACGAGGCATAACCTGTTGACGTAGGAAGAATCCTTCTAACGATGAATCATAGTTTGCATCAAGTAGTTTTAATTCTACTGAATCAATTAATGATAGTTTAAGTCTAAGTCTTTCTCTTTCAGCAGGATCAGCTAGTAGTGCATCTTCTGCCGCTAACCACATACCTAAGTTGTTTTCGTCAAGAACACCAATATAAATTGTTGTGTTATTTAAAATTGCATCGTATAAAGGATTGCCGTCTTCGTCGGTATCAATTGAACTTTGTGTAACAAATTGTCCTGCATCTGCATCAAATATAGTTCTCTGCCAATTAAGCCCAGCACCTTCAGTTTTAAATACGTAAGGTGCGCCGTCAGATCCTCGAGATAGACCATGTGCAGTAACATTGATTCTGTTGTCACCTGTTAAAATACTAAATGTAAATTCATACTGTGTTGCACCAGTTGGTTCATCCGGAACATTAATTGTTTCGCCGGGTGCCTGTCGTGGAATGTATGCCTTGTCAGCAAACTTCTTATCAATCACAATGTCATCTATTGATAACGCTGTACCGTGTACATTGTTAAACGATGTAATGTTATTGGTGTCAACGTTTGCAATAACTTGTCCTGCTGCATTTAACGGTCCACCAAGTACTGGTGCTGGATCTTTAATTATTGTAACATTGGCAATTTTAAGTATAAGTTTACCTGGAGTTGATACATCAAACCCTATAGTGTCAACAGTTCCTTGATCTGCCTCTGCTTCGCTGGAGTCTGATGCAAGTTCTAGTATAGTGATGCCAGTAGCATCTTGCTTTACTGCTGGAATAAATGCTTTAATTCCACCACCTTCAAACTCATCTAAACTTTCAGGTGTGTCAGCTAGGCTGGTAAAACTAATCTGTCCACCTTTACCTACAACTGCATATATCTCTCTGAAGTTTTCGTTGACTTTACGAAACGACTCGCGAACGCTATCACCGGTTCCGTCATTACCTTCAACGCCGATGTCTACTTCTTGTCTTGCCATTTTATTTTAGCTCCATTATACGATCTGGCTCTTGCGCCAGGTTGTCTATATCAAAGTTTATACTAACACCGCAACCACAACTACTTTGGGCGTTAGGATTTTTAATCTCAAATGTTGATCCTATTATAGATTTTACATAATCTATTTCTGATCCTGCTAGAAACATTAAACTATGTCCGGTTACAATAAAGTTTCCTTGATCACATTCAACTAAAAAGTCATCTGCTTTCAAATCTTCTTGTGTTGCTGTACCCCATTCATACTCGAATCCTGCACAACCTCCTCCTTTTACATCTAAACTAATAGCAAAACAATCATTTTCGTTGCATAAAATGCTAACTTGCTGATCTGCTGCTGGAGTAAGTGTTACTAAATTCATTAACTTTCCTATCTTATGTATGTATTTAGTTTATAATTTTATAATCTTAATGTAAATATAGTTATGTTTATAAAAGAATTTAAAAAGCAAACCCGGCATGTTCGTAAAAGCAAAACCGGCAAGGAACACGCCTACAAGCGCGATATGACTATATGTGTGTTTAGATGCGATAATTGTGATACAGAGTTTGAACGTCCTAGAGGAAGCATTGATCCCAAGCGTTTAAATAATAACTATTTTCACGTATGTAAGAACTGCGATAGTAAAAAATTTGCACAAAAAAAGGGAGTAGAACGCAAAAAAGTTTGGAACTTGCCTGCTAGTTCTGATCTCCCTATAAGTAAAATGTAATTACTTTTCTTTTTTGAATAAAGTCCATGCACCATATGCAATAGCGGCATATGCTACTATACTTGCAATAGGCTTAAAGATTAAGAACGCAACACCAGCACCAATTAATACAGCACCGTCAAGTGTAGTACGTTCACCTAGTCTATCCATAATAAATTTTTTAACCATCTTTAGTCTCCTGTTGTATCATATTTAGTAAATATATGTTCCTATAGGAGGAAATTATGATAAAATGGTTAAAAAGCATTTTAGGTTATGGATCTGTTCCAGCTGTTATTGAAGAAGTAATGGCCGAGCCAGCACCAGCACCTAAAGCTAAAAAGAAAACCTCTACTAAAGCTTCTACAAAGAAGACTTCAACTAAGAAGGCTACTAAAAAGAAAGCTTCTGGTAAAGGGTGCGATTTTGACAAGTTGAATAAGACTCAACTTCTTAAAGAGGCAAAGCAACGTGGCGTTAAAGCCAATGCAAGTCTTTCTAAGAGTGAAATTTTAAGTAGACTTAAGAGCGCATAATAGCAGTCTGTAATTGATTAATTACAGATTCTTGGCGAGTCAGCTTACGTTCTAGGACGGTTAAAGCGGCTCGCTGTTTTTTTGACTGCTCTTCCAAAGATCTTACATATGCAAGAGTAGGCAGGTCCGTTGAAGAACCATCTTCACCTAGCATAGTAATAGTATCAACACCTTGAGCTCTTAAACCGCCTGTGATGCGATTAGGGTTTTTATCCGATGCTGGCGCTGTGTTCTTGGACTGACGCCCGTACATTTTGTTCAAATAACTCATAATGTTTTAACTCCTCTTTGTATTTATACAGGTCAATGCTTGCAAGATTTTTGCATTTAGATTCACACATGATATCTGTATATGGCAAAAAGCTCAATGCCCAATCGTTAACTAGCTGGTTAGGATAGTAATCACTGTGCGCTCTAAGTTTTGCTTTCTTGTAACCGTCTTCTAATAGTTGTGCCATATTAGGCATAGTGTTGTGTTCATAGCCTGCGGGCAAATGTTCGTTGCGGCTGTATGAATAATGTATTGCAGGTCGAACACCACGCCAGCTGTCTATTACGCGAGCAAATCTATCGTCGGTGGGCTGTATGTATTCACCTTCACGGCACCAGTGATGGTGTATGTCAAGCACAAGTGCGAGGTCGTCTGCAAGTTCAAGGCTGCTGTCGAGTCCCCACTTGTTTTCGTCGTTTTCGATTGTGATGACGTTTCTCGCTTCGGGCGTGAGTCTCTTAAGGGCGTCTTTGATCCCTTGTGGACCTCTACGACCTGATATGTGTACATTGCATTTAAAGTCTTGGAAGGTTTTGCCGTATCCCATATAGCGGATGACATCGGTGTGATATTCAAATTCTTCTATGCTCCTCTCAACTATTTCTTCACTATCTGAAGCAAGGACTGTAAATTGGCCTGGGTGCATCGAGAGTCTAACATCGAGGGCTCTTGCCGTGGCACCGACTTCTGCAAACGTTCTTTCCGCATATTCCACCACGTCAGGCTTACGCCAAAAATAACTCCAATCCCGCTGGGTATAAACAGGAAGTACATCAGAACCGAGTCGAACCATCCTAAGTTCAGCTGGAAGAGATCCCACATATTCAATCAACCTTTTGTATGACGCAATGTTATGGACCATGATGTCCCATAAGCGTTCTTCAGCAACATCACGTGTCTGTCTGTTAAGCCACTGTACTGTTGTGCTACGAGTATTTAGCGGGCGTTGTATTTCTTCTAGTACTTTCTTCTTTTGTGTTTGATCGGGGTACATGTACTTACATGCAAAACCTATTCGCTGTGTAGGTTCTAGGTCTGCAAGATAATCGCCGCAGGTAGTAAATTTTAAATCGTTCATCATAATGTGTGCCTAAGTTTGTATTGTGTAAACATTATAGCATGTATATACGTGTTTGTCAACGCCAATTTTCTATAACCCAATCATCGATACAATCTTTTGGATTTGGCTGTCCATGAAATACTGCAATGCTTGTGTCTTTGTGTATATGAGGTTGTCCTTTTTCAACAAAGTTTCGTACTCCGTTCATTCTAGTTATGTGTGCCATATTGCGCATTTCCCACTTATAGCTCTCGGCCCACTTGTCAGGATAGTATTGAAAAGGATGGTTTGCTTGTACAACTTGATCGTAAATGTAGTCTTGGTCTCCGTGATACTTCTTAATGTGCATCTTAGGATTTTCTATAAAATTTTCGTAGATATAAGATTGACTTCCTACTTCAAGTCTAAATATACTGCTGTTAAACTTTTTCCAGTCCGGACGCATCTTTCTTGTAAAGTCTCGCAGTATACAAAACTTGTCTGGGTGAACATCAAAGAACTTACTAATATCTTTAAAAATTATAACGTCTAAATCAGAATATAGTATTGTACCTTGTGTAGGCAAGTGTGGACTAAAGAACAGAGGCTTGTACCACCATCCTTTTACGTTGCCAACTGACGGTAGGTCAAATGCTTCTATATCATTATCGAGCCCATTGCTATCATCAGTATAACAAGCAAACCGAACATCACTAGGCGCATGTCGTTTAAACATAGAATGCAGAATATTCACATACTCTGCATCATACTTAGTTCCGTGTTTTAGACATACGAACCAACGGTCTTGCATTTACACCTCGTAGATTGCCGAGTTTGCTCCGTGTTCTGCACATTCTGCTCTTACGCAATAACAACGATTGTCTGTTGCTTCACGTATAAGTTTGTCTGCAAAGTTAAATGCGTGTTCAGCAAATTTCTCTGCACCAACACCATCAAAGATACGTAGCTCTGCTAAACCTTTTGCTTCAAGATCTTTTAGTGTATCCATATGCGGATCGTTTGCATCAACTGCTACCTTGTGATCAAATGAATCTTCAAGCCAAGCCTTTAACGGCTTTAGTCCGCCGAAGTCGACTGCCCAGTTTTTATTATCTAGCTCATCACATCCGAATGTAAATGTAAACGCTAAACTGTAGCCATGTAATAAATGACAGTGTGAATGATCTGCATTAGGTTGTCTAAAGACTGCTGACAGTCCAATATTGTGTCCGTAATGTTTTGTGCTTAAATGTTTTCCCATAGTATCTCCTGTTAGGTTATAAGTTAATATGAGCGGCAGAGTTAGAAGGGTTGACGCTAAGACCTATATGTTATAAACTATTATAACGTATGTTACTTATTGTGTCAACCGAAACATTAGGATAATTCCAGGCTTTTGGCAACTCCCAGTTGTCTAGTTGATATATAGTAAATTTTAATTTAGGAAAGCACTTGAATATCTTTGCTGTTTGGTGTACCCAATAGCGTGGATCAACTGCTCGTTTGGATGAGACTGAGTAGTTAGGCGTGTCTTTGTATATGTTGTTAACTAGTTTATCATCACTATACAAATCAAAACCAATTAAATTTACATATCCTTCTTTTGCAAACATAGAAGCAACAAGAACAGCATAAGGTCCGCTTCCCCAATGAAAGGGTTCGTCTGCTCGTTCACTGCCTTTATAAGGTAATGGCGGCAACTTATGAACACCAGGTTGTGCAAACCTGTCGTACCAATCTTCTCTTGTGTATATTATTGAATGTGTATTTACGTTACCTTTGAGGGTTTCGTTCATCATACGCTTGTCGCAGCATATTAGATGATCAGTAGAATAATCTCGCCAAATTGCATTACATCCTACCTTGGGGCCGCCTAATTGATTTATATCAATCGATGCTCGACTCTGCCCGTTGCCTATTGACCACATTCTCTTTTATCTCTTGTAATTGCTTTTTAACTTCAATAAAATCGTCTCTTACTTCATCAGACTTTTTTATCATGTATACAATTTTATTTAGTGACCACCACCACCAAAATACACTGGTTGTGACAAAGGTCGTAATGATAATCATCGACGTGATTGCTTGTTCTTGTTTATGCCCTAAAATAATTTCGCCTACCAAAACTGCTAACGCGACGAATGGCATTGTCCATGCCGCATATTTCCAGTATCTTGCCTCTTTTACGTATTTGTTTTCCAAATTTATCTCCCTTACACAGGCAAATTATGCCTCTGTACTACTATTTATTTAAGGGTTACTTTGAGTAATATTATAAGATATTATACTGAAATTGCGCCAAAAGTTTTCCAGTCACCTGGAGTACCACTCTTAACACAAATCCAGCCAACGTATGATGTTGGTCTTGGGTCTGAGTTCCAAACTATATCACCTTTGTTCCAGCT